GTCTTCAGGTTGCCAACGATGACCGCAGGACCTTCGTGGCGAGTTGCTGTGGTGTGTCCGGCCAGCCCATTGAGAAGCTTATCAAAGGTGATGAGTCCAATCGTTGGTTGCGACTGACCCAGGCAGCCGAGAAGGTAAAGTCCATTGCTCTTGCCGAGGGCAAGACTTACGGAATCGTTGGAGTCTCATTTCTCCAGGGCGAGTTCAATTACAGGCCGGACTGGGGTGGTGTAGTTACCAAGGATGAGTACAAGCAAAAGCTCGCCACGCTCTACGCTGACATTGAAAGTGACGTGATTTCAGCAATCGCCGAGCAGGAACAGCCGCCGTTATTCCTCACGTATCAGACGGGCGCTACATACACCAGTGACGTGCATAGCCTTGCCATTGGCATGGCGCAATGGGAACTGTCGGAAGAGCGCCCCAACTGGGTGTTGGCTACGCCGGTTTACCCGTATCCAGATAAGGGTGGCCACCTGACAGCAAACGGCTATCGCTGGGTGGGTAAGCAGTTTGCGAAGGTCTGGCACCGAGTCGTCGAGTTGGGACAGAACTGGAAACCACTCTCTCCGCTGGAGGCCGAAGTGAAAGGGCGCGAAGCGTTGATCACCTTCCATGTTCCCCATCCTCCACTGGCGTTTGATACACCCTACGTTGGGCGAACGGCTACTAACTATCAAAACAAGGGTTTCAGTGCCTTGGATAACAACGGCTCCCTGGGGGTTTTGGCCGTGTCGATTGTGGCCGACTGTGTTGTACGGCTGGTTTTTTCCCGAGATCCAGTAGGCCCCGTATTCCTTCGTTACGCCGATAAAACCATTCACAACGGCAACGGCTGTTTGCGTGACAGTGATCCGACGATGAGTGATGACGTTTATGAGTACACCCTCGGCAGTGGCCAGTACGCCGATGAAAACATCCCAAGTCTGGTTGGCAAACCTTACCCACTGCAAAACTGGTGTATCGCCTTCCATATCCCCACTGTAGGAGTATAAAAAATGGGTCTGGTTTTTACTGCCATCGGCGCTGACTTTGAAGAAAACGCAGTTAGTTTCATTCCCCCAGTTGCCGACGGCCTCCGCTATTGGGGTTACCTGAATGACTCCCAGAAGAAGTTAGGACGAAACTTTGCGCCAGATGGTGACTCAGTTGTTGTGGTTGGCTCACCAGTGGTTGATGAACGGGGAGCGATCCTTGACAGTCTCCACCATATAGAAACCGTTGTTCCGCAGACTCATTCATTTACCCTGATCACTATAGGTAGACCCGTTGCCGATGGTAGCGAGCAAGGTATGTTCATTTCGAACTATTCAGGCCCTCGCCAAGGTGATCCAACTGCCAGGTCATTCGGTGTATCACTTTATTGCGCTATGGATGAAACAGACGTTGGCAAGTTTCATATACGCGCATCTGTTGCCAGATACTCCGGTGTAAATGGTAGTCCGACTGGACTGAATTACGCATCTCTATTAAATCGCGACATTAACCAAGATACATTCATGGCAATGTCGTACGACGGCGATGAAAAAATCGTTCGCGCATATGACCTGACTGTCGGTGACTCAAACGAACGCCCGCCGCTCGCTGACTTCACTGATGTCGCCACCTCTCCCTTCTTCATTGGGGCAACTCCGCAACTAACTGGCTTCCCTAGCAAGGCAAAACACATCAGTTTTGGAGCCATCTATGATCGGAAATTATCAAAGGCAGAGCTCGATTTAATCTATGTTCGGGCCAAGGACTACTTTGCTCCGCGAGGCGTCAGCATTTGATCAGTCGCCAGAGTTTAGTGGCGTAGATGCCCCTAAATTGCTCTGTCGCAGAATCTCTCAAAATGGACCGAAGCGGAGGCCTCGAAACAGATGACTGATTACTTTTGCATCCTTACCCCTGAAGGCCGGACCAAACTCGCCCAAGCTGCACTGCTTGAACAGCCACTTGTAATTACCCACATGGCCGTTGGCGATGGTAATCCGCTGACAACACCACCAGCCGACGATCAAGCCGCCCTGGTGCACCAGGTTTATCGTGCATCGTTGAACAAACTCTATGCCCCCGACGCGGATCGCTCGGTGGTGATCGCCGAAATGGCCATCCCCACCACCGCCGGGGGCTGGCACGTCAACGAGATCAGCCTGGAAGACGATACCGGCGTGGTGATTGCTGTCGGCAACTACCCCCTGACATGGAAGCCGTCCTACACCAGCGGCACCGGCCGCGTGCTGCTTATCCGCATCATGCTCGACGTGAACAACGCTGATAACGTGGCCCTGATCATTGACCCGGCGGCGGTGATGGCGACCGAGCAGCACGTCCGTCTGGCTATCGATGAACTGCGCCAGCACGTCGACGCCCCCACCGGGGTAGCGCCAGGCACCTACACCAAGGTGGAGGTGAATGCTCGAGGTCTCGTTGTGCAAGGCTGGAATCCGACCACGCTGGCCGGCTTCGGTATCACCAATGCCTACACCCAAGCCCAGATCGATCAAATGCTCTCTGGTAAGGCCAACAACGCGATAACCCTAGCTGGCTACGGTATTGGCGATGCGTATACGAAAACCGCTACCAATCAGTTGCTCGCCGGTAAGGCCGACAATGCGATAACCCTGGCGGGCTATAGCATCGGCGATGCGTACACCAAGACCCAGGTGGATACCTTCCTCAGCACCAAGCAGCCGAACTTGGGCTTTACGCCGGTCCAACAGGGCGGCGGCCTGTACCAGGACAACAGCAAGGTCTACCTGGGCTGGTCCGTCGATCACCTGCGCGCTCAGGTGAACTCTTTTGACCTTGGCCGCATCTGGACTGAACTCAACCGGCCCAAGAACACCGCCGCATTCGGCAACCCCGCATGGTGGCGCTGTTCAGACACCGGAACGGTACGGCAGCGCGGCGTGGCGCCGATCATGACCAACGTGATGGAACAGCGCGTGACCTTCCCCTCGGCATTTGCAGAAACACCCGTGGTAGCGCTGGGCATCTGGGGCACCACCAATGACGCTGTCCCTGGGGTCGGTCAGAAGAACGAGATCTACGCCAGCATCATCGCCATCGACAACACCGGCTTTACTCTGGCAAGCCGCCGCCTGGCGGGTGCCGACGTCGACTACGTCACAGTCATGTGGCAAGCAGAGGGCCGCACATGAGCATCTATTACCGAGCCGCAGACGGTGGCTTCTACTTTTCAGACTGGTTTGGCTCTCGCGAGCTGATGATCCCTGATCCAGAGTGGCAGACGCCGGACAATACCCCTGACGCCGTGGCGCCCCTGGTCGCTGTGCCCAACCCGGATTGCCGTCTGCCACCGGCGGCAGAGCTGATGGAAATCAGCGCCGAGGAACACCAGGCCCTGCTGGCTGCCGAAATGGCTGGCCAGGTCATCCGTGCCGATGATCAGGGCCGACCTATCACCGTGCCGGCGTTGCCGATCAGCCAAGAACAGTTGGCCGTTCGTGAACGCCTCTGGCGTGATGCCATGCTTTCCAGCACCGACGCCCTGGTGCAGCGGCACCGTGACGAAGTCGAGGCAGGTAGCGGTACCACCCTCACCGCTGACCAGTACCAGACCCTCCAGACCTACCGCATTGAATTGCGTGCCTGGCCCGACAATGAGGGGTTTCCTGCAGAACAACAGCGCCCCGCCGCTCCCGCCTGGTTGACCGCCCTCCTGTAAATACCCTCGCTACAAGCTTGGGCGCTCGCCCAAGACGCGCGCGCGCGGCAGCCTGTGCACTGTCATTCCATACACTGCGCAGGCAAAACCCATGGCCGATTATCTTCACGGTGTGCGGGTGCTCGAACTCAACGACGGCACCCGCCCCATTCGCACCATTCCCACCGCTGTTATCGGCCTGGTCTGCACTGCCGACGACGCCGACGCCACCGTTTTCCCCCTGGATACACCGGTTCTCCTGACCAACGTGCAGACCGCCGTGGGCAAGGCCGGTACTACGGGTACCCTTGCCCCTTCGCTGCAGGCCATTGCCGACCAGACCAAACCCTATGTCATCGTGGTTCGCGTCAAGAAGGGCGAAACCGAGGCCGCCACCACCACGGCGCTGATCGGCACCACCACGGCCGACGGCAAGTACACCGGCATGAAGGCCCTGTTGGCCGCGAAGGCTCGCGTCGGGATGGTGCCGCGCATTCTGGGCGTGCCAGGTCTGGATTCTTTGCCGGTGGCCACTGCCCTGGTCGCCATTTCCCAGCAGCTGCGCGCGTTCTGCTACGTCAGTGCCTGGGACTGCAAAACCAAGGAAGAGGCCATCGCGTACCGCGACAACTTCGGCGCCCGCGAAGCGATGGTGATCTGGCCGGATTTCCAGAACTGGGACACCGTCACCAGCGCGACCGTCAAAGCGTCCGCCGTGGCCCGAGCCTTGGGCCTGCGTGCCAAGATCGACCAGGAAGTGGGTTGGCACAAGACGCTGTCCAACGTCGCAGTCAACGGCGTTACCGGCATCAGTGCCGACGTGTTCTGGGATCTGCAGAATCCGGCCACCGACGCCAACCTTCTCAACAGCAACGAAGTCACCACCCTCATCAACCAGAACGGTTTCCGTTTCTGGGGCAGTCGCACGACCGTCGATGACCCTCTATTTGCCTTCGAAAACTACACCCGCACCGCGCAGATCCTCGCCGACACCATGGCCGAGGCGCAGATGTGGGCAGTGGACAGGCCAATGCACGCGTCACTGGTGCGGGACATCATCAACAGCATCAACGCGAAGTTCCGCGAGCTGGTTGCTGCCGGTTACCTGATCGGCGCCAACTGCTGGTACGACGAAAATGCCAACGACAAAGAAACCCTCAAGGCCGGCAAGCTGTTCATTGACTACGACTACAC